TCCATTCAACAAAGAAATTACTTATGAATTATTTGATAACAGGGTAACTGTTGAGATTTTCATGGGTAGAGATAAGGCATTGCTTGTTCTTGAAGATTGGAATAACGCGAATCCTTACTCTCAAATTGCAGTTCCAGCAGACGCGGGAACTTCAATGGAATTCATGTTACCTTTGACAAATGTTAAAGTGATTTCATTACCTGAACTTGGTGGAACTAACGAGATGTGGGCACTTCCTTTGTCACTTACTTTCCTTGGAGTTGACTCACCAGAGGATATGACATACGACATTAAATACGATGCGTATGATGAGAAATTGAAAGCGGAGTGTTCATTCCGATTAGGTACTCAAATCGTTTGGGGAGAATACTTCACAAGATTGCAATTAGCAGCATCTTAATTTGAATTAAAATGAGCTGCGAAATTACAACAGGATATGTAAAAGGTTGCGACTCCGTAGGTGGGGTTGCAACACTTTACGCTTTCCCCGTGAAGGATAGTAACGGAATAAGCACAATCGACACGTTGACCTATTCAAATGGTACAATCACAGCCTTAACACTTGTAGCTGGAAAATACGCTTTCTCTTATAACGTAGAAATTGAAACGGCAACTTTCAATGACAAAGGAGTTGGAGAAAGAGGTGCATCTTCTTACGGACGTGAGCAAAGTGCAACGAATGTATTGCATGGTAACACCGCGTCAATGATCGTTGAGATTGAAGCATTAAACAAAGGTCGTCACGCTCTTATTCACAAGTTGAATGATGACACTTACGAGGTATTGTTCTTGGAAAATGGTGCGAAGGTATCCGATGACAGAACGCCTGGCACTGCATACGAGGACATGAACGGTAACACGTTGACTTGGACTGGCAAAGAGAAACGAAAAGCGATGAAAATCTCATCTAGCTTGGTAGTTGCTTTGCTTGAATCAGGTTCTTAGTAATAATTAAACTCAAAGGGGGAGCGTAACACCTCCCCTTTTTTTTAGCCATGGAATACATTTACGTCAAAGGCTTGGGAACAATCCCAAACAACGAAGAAAACAAAGAATTATTAATCCGATTAGGACACATAAAAGATGATTCAGCTAACAAAAGACCAATCAAACACGATAGCGTTAACATTGTCAGAGTTGGCAAACGAAAGTCTACCAAATAATTGGCTATTTCGTTTCCAATTAGTGCAAAGTAAAACTACTTACGAGTACTTAGGATTCTTAGTGGCTGATTCAAATTCAGAACGATACAACCAATTCACGTTAGTTGAGCCTGATGACTTTAACTTTCGTTCGAAAGGTGACTATTTATACGAGGTTTACCAAATGCCTGACACGGATGACACGGATTTTACTCGTGGAACTCTAGTCGAAAATGGTATGATGAGATTGAGTGATGCCGTTGTGGTTACTCCGACATTCACTCCAAACACAGAAGCAAATATTTATGATTCGACAAGTATTTAGAGAAGCATCGCAACCGCAACCAGTTGAAAAGGCTGATAGAAATGGTTGGATAAAGTGGGGGACTGACAATCTTTACGCTCAATATCTTGTTGGGTTGTATTACGACAATCCTATTCATGGTGGTATTATAAATCAAAAGGTAAAATTCATAACCGCTGGAGGTTTAGAATGTCCTAATCCTGAACTGTTAGAAAATGGTTCTTCGCCTTACAACTACCAAGAAATTGTTGAACTAATTTCAAAGGATTTCGAGTTGTTTGACGGTTATCCAGTACACTACAAGAAAAGCCTTGTGACTGGAGTGTGGGACGCATACCCATTGGATTTTGAATTGATTCGACAAACAGAGGACGGCATATTTTTTGACGTATCTGATGACTGGAGCAAAACAAGACAAAATGAAAAGACTGGTTATCGTCAAATCAAATCTATCTACTACGTTACCGACGAAGATACGGAGTGTTTGTTCTACAATATCCAACGCCCGAAACAAACGAAGTTACAAAAGTCTAAGGATTTAACGGCAAACTATTACCCACGCCCAAACTATAACGGTGCTTTGGTTTCGATTATGGCAGGAATTGAAATGGATTATTTCACATATTCCGAAACTGTCAATAGTTTTAAAGGTGGAACGGTAATTTCTTTGTTGAATGGAGTTCCTGAAACGGTTGAAGCTGAGAATAAGATTCTAAAGAAAATTAAAGAGGAGGCAACTGATCGTGACCAGCAGGGAGGGTTAACCGTTTTATTTGCCGATGGAAAAGACCGAGCGCCTGAGATTAGCCAAATGATGGGCAACGACCTTGATAAAAGGTATATTGAAACTGGAAAAGAAGTATTGCGTAAAATAATGATTGCACATGGTGTAATTTCTCCAGCTTTATTTGGGGTACTTAGTGAGTCTTTGTTTGGCTCTAAAGAAGAAATGACAGTCGCATATAAGTTATTTCAAGAGAACTACGCTAAAGCACGTCAAACAGCAATAGAGGACGGTTTAAATTGGGCTTATCTTAAATTGAATAAGACTGCTTTAGATATTTCATTCAAAGAATATCAGTTACAACTCGAACAAAATGTATCTGAGGAGAATGCGGTATCTCAATCGTTGAATCAAATGAGTCCATTGGTTGCGAATAAAGTGCTTGAAAACTTAACTATCAATGAGATTCGTTCACTTGCTAGATTAACTCCTTTAGCGGACGGTGATGTTTTAAACAATCCAGTACCAACAGCTTTCTCAAAAGACGATACGGAAAATATCATTGAATTATTTTCTAAATGTGGGGTTGAAAGAAAGGCAACGCGGATATTACACTCACAGGAATACACTTCATTTGAAGATAACGAAAGCGATTTTAAAGCGCAATTCATAGGTGATAGATTCGCTATGACAATCAGCGCAGATGATAGAAACATTTTGCAAATGATTAAGAATGGAGAAAGTTACGACTCGATTTCTAAAGCAATTGGTAAAGGTGGCGTATTTCTTTCAAAGCGTTTATTCCTTTTGCAAGAAAATGGATATATTGATGGGTGGGAAGTGACCGACAAAGGCGTAAAGGAATCCGTAGTGATTGCAGAACTCGACGTGCTTTATTCTTATGAGTTAAAACCAACCGCGCCTGATTTAGTTGCTGGTGGTAAATCACGTCCATTCTGTGAGCGAATGATGGATATGGATAGATTGTACACGCGAGAGGAAATAAATCAAATTAGCGCGTCAATAGGACGTGATGTATGGACTTATCGCGGTGGTTGGTATCATAACCCAACAACTGACAAAAATACTCCTTCGTGCCGTCACAATTGGAAACAAAATATAATTCTAAAGGACTAATATGGATGCTTTTTTAATAGACGTTGAAACGATAAAAGAACTAGGCTACGTTAATAAGAGCGTGGATGCCGAAATGGTATCGGTGACGCTTCGTCGCGTACAGGATTCAATGCTTATGCCGATTCTTGGTACTTCATTCTACGATAGACTTCAAACGGGTGTAGATGACAATGATTTAACAGCAGATGAAACATCCCTTTTACAAAATTACATCACTCCTTTTTTAGTCGCTGCCGTTGATTTTAGAATAATCAATCCATTGACGTACGAAATACGGTCGAAAACAGTAGGATTAGCAAGGGACGAACATATCACCCCTATCTCAATGGCAGAAAATAACCTAATTAAAGACGATTTATCGAAAGATTGTGAGGTTTACCGCACAAGATTAATTGGTTATTTAAAAGATAATTGCACGCTGTTTACAACATACAATGAATATCTTTGTAGCTTTGAAAATGTCGCTCCTGATACTGGAGAAACGCGTACACGAATTAGATTTATATGAAGATAAACCCAAAAATAAAAGAGAAATTAGAAAAATATTATGGCTCTAAAAACAGTCAATCAGATAAGGGTAGAACTAAGCCAAATACAGGCAAGTCATCTTCAAATAAATAGTTTCTTTTGGGGTGATTTCCTTCGTGCTTACAAGGAAAGTCAATTGAACTATCCTTTGATGGGTGCTTTCTATCCGAAAGGCTCAATGCTTCAACGTCAAAATCAAATCGAACTTGTAATTTATGTTGCTGATAAGATACTAAAAGACTGGTCGAATCTCAATGATGTCGAGTCTGATACTTTACAGTATTGTCGTGACATTTACAGAACAATTAATGATAGCGTTCGATGGAAGTCAATTGGTCGCGTACAGTCATGTACATTTACAAAGTTTGTTGATCGTGGCGGTGATGAGGTTGCTGGACATCAAATGACAATTCAATTCTTAGTACGTGATATTGGAGGTGTTTGCGGAATGCCGATGGGTGACTATGACTTTGACCAAACAACGGGTGGATGTTTACCTGCTTTATACGATATAGTTGACTCAGAAGGGAATCAATTGTACTCAGGACAGATAGCGAGTGGTGGTGATTTAACACAACCAATTCAAGATAGCACAGTAACCAATTCAAACGCCACCTATAACGCAAGTGTAAACGCAGAGGGTTCACTTGTTTTGCCCGATACAACAGACGTAATCAAAGATAGCGCAGGAAACATTTTGCATACGAATGTAATTCCATCAGCAACAAGCGATATCCAGGTAATCGCAGACAGCGTGGCGGTCATCAAAAGTTCACTAGGAAACATTTTATTTACCGAAAATATTTTAGCAGAGGCAACAGAGGATATAATTGCGCTTAATGCCGTTGTCGACAATAGTGATTTATCCTATACTCTTTACGCTCCAAGTGGTGAGAATAGCGCGTTGCCAGACGAAAACATAACAGTAAACGGAACAGCTTTATTAACTAAGCCGTCTGTACAAGACATTGATATAACGCTAAACAATTTAGATGGAAGCGAAGCGGGGTTCACATCGGCGGGTTCGGTAATTACTTTAACGGACGAATGGGTTCGACCGTCTGACTGGCTTGAAATAGATTCGTTGGTCAATATTGGTGACCATAGATTTGTCGGTTTAATGGCTATCTTTGATGAAACGGTTGCAGGTAATCCAAAGAACTATCAGACAATAAGAAGTTCACAGGCATACACGGTTGAAATAGATGGAGTAGCTACTAACTACGGTGCTGGTGTGCTTTGTCAAATTGCAATAACTTACGCATCTATTAACATTTCAACATTAACAAGCGAAGGATTCAAACAAAGCATTATTGAAGTTTATCCACAAGTCGGAACATGGACAGGTGATTTGAGATTCGACATAGCAAGAACAACCGCACCAACTGCATACAACTCGCAGTTTATTGATATACGATTAAGTGCGCCAAATATAAGTCTTTACGGTCAAACAAACGCAAGTGTAAGACAAGTTTATTTAAAAAAGCACGTGTATCTTGGTACGCATCTAAATTTTTCAAGGGCGGGTCAATTTGGTTTTGCGGTTAGTATGGAATACGTTAGCGAAGATTACGCCAACGCTACGTCAATGGGTAATTACTTTCTTAATGCTAAAGCACCACGAGATATAGGAGATATTATTGCGCCCGTAGCGACTTCCGCGACAACGATGTTTTATCTCAACTCTGGGTTGAACTCAATAGGAAATATTACAATCAACAGCGCAATAACGACAACCACGATGTGTCAAGGAAATACAACACTTACAAGTATTGGCAACATCTCTTTAGCGTCATCAACAAGCGCATCATCTCTGTTATTCTCAAATGCAATGTTAGCAACAGTTGGAACGGTAAATATCCCATTAGCGACAACCATGTTTCAATTTGTCTATAATTGTACCGCATTAACGACGCTTGGCAACATCACAACGGGCGCAGGATTAACCATACTTACAACCGCTTTTTACCAATGTCGTAAATTACTTGGTGTTAACATTTCTAACTGCTCAGGCGTTACAACAACAACAACGGCATTAACCGAATGTGTATCACTTACATCTTTAATCTTAACAGGACTTACAAGAGGTATAACCGTGCCGCCTTGCAACATGGATGAACAAGCGTTTATTGATTTCTTCAATTCGTTAGGAACAGCAAGTGGGGCGCAAACAATAGTAATCACAGGAAACATTACACTTTTGGCAAGTACATTATTAATCGCAACGGGTAAAGGATTTACCGTAACACCTTAAACAATGGAAGGATATTACAAAATAGTAAACGGTGAATGGGCACACGCTCCAAATGGAATTGTTTTGCCACACACAACAGAGCCAACACTCGACAAAGAAGTCATGGAAGCTAACGGTTGGAAATGGTATAACGAACAACCACAAGAAATAATTGAAGATGAAAGAAACGCTTGAAATATTGTCTAAATGGGGAGTGACGGGCGGATGCGTCATCGCTTTATTTTGGTTTAACGGACGGTTGAACAACGTGGAAACAAAGTTATACGATTGTTGGGAGGAAAGGATAGAGCGTAATGATTTACGCAAAGACAATCCGCCTTATGTGTTACCAGAACGTGCTGTGGCAATATTACCAAATGAGATTAAAATTAAACGAGATGAGTCAAAAGTATAAATTTATTCTAACCGTAGTAAAAGCGGTTAGTGGTGTTATTGGTGGGGCTTTGGTGCTTACTGAGAATCATCCTTACATTACGCTAATATTTCTAGCCGTGGGAGCTGGAGCAAACGAAGCACTAAATTTTTTCAAACATGAATAAACCAACTATTTCAGAAATCAAAAATATCATGCTTTTTGCTATAAATTTCTTATCTTTATAAGAAAAGATTATGGATGAAATTTGGACAGACATCAATGGATTTGAGGGTTTATACAAAGTATCAAATTCAGGTAAAATTTTTAGTTGCCCAAGAAAATATGTAAAACATAACGGAAAAATACTCACACCAAACAACGGTGCAAGGGGGTATCTTCAAGTTGATTTATGCAAAGAAGGTAAGCAACATCGAAAATATGTGCATCATTTGGTAGCTGAACATTTTTTAGGACATCTAGAATTAAGTAGACATACAGTCGTTGACCATATTAATAATGACCGAAGCAACAACAACTTAAGCAATTTGCAAATAATTACAAGTAGGCTTAACGCAAGTAAAGACAAAAAAGGAGTATCGAAATACACGGGAGTTTGTTGGAATAAAAATCTAGGTAAATGGCAATCATCAATTAGAAACGGGAAAAACAAAATCCACTTAGGATATTTCGATAATGAAATAGAAGCATATAACACATATCAACAAAAACTAAAAGAAATAATATGAATAACCACATGGAAATAGTGCCATTCTTCTACAAGTGGGAGGGTGGATTATCGAAAGATACAAACGATTCTGCAAGTTCTAATCCTTGCCCAACTCCGTACAAAGGAGTAAGCGGTTACCACACAAACAAAGGAGTAACATATTCAGCTTGGGTAGGCTCATTTGGTAGGGCAAACGATGCAAGGTTCTTTGAGATGAATGATGAGGATTGGGGGTTGATTTTTAAAGGTAAATATTGGAATGCTGTTAAAGGCGACTCAATACCATACCAATCAATCGCAAATGTTCTTGTTTGTTGGGCGTGGGGTTCTGGTCCTGTAACAGCTATTCGACAAATGCAAAGAGTTCTTGGTGTAACGGTTGACGGTCAATTAGGAAACCAAACACTACGAGCGATCAAACTTAGCGACGAGATTGAGTTGTTTGATAAATGTATAAAGGCACGTGAATCATTCTTTAGATACATTTGCACTACTAATCCGAAGAATCAAAAGTTCTTGAAAGGTTGGTTGAATAGACTGAAAGCGTTTAACGAAACTTTTCATCCATAAAAAAACCGAACATTTCTGCTCGGTTAATTACTCAAGATATTAATTGATTTGGCTATAATTCTCTCCCCATAGCCGAATGGGATTTTCTTTCCTTGTCCGCTTGTTCCCTAGCAACGATTAGCCATTCATCGACTTTCTTTGCTATCTTTTCAAAGTGTGCGATAGGTATTCGCCTACGTAACATCTTTGTCGGACGCTCTGGTCTGCCTACTTTTTTCATGGCTAGTCTTTT